CTGAAAATCCAGCAGCATGTGAAGAATCATACCCCCCATTTAAGCTTCTCCATTCACCTGATGAGGCTGTCTCATTTAAAATGTCTAATATAGGATTCCCTGTAGATAGAGGTTTAGTTGGTTGTGGTTGTGAGTATGTGAGTTTTTCTTCATTTAATATTTCAGAAAATGTAGGTTTTGAGGTTTGTTGTTCTATAATAGGTTTATAAACTTTTTTAGTTTCAGTAATAGGAGACTGCATTATTAAAGATAATTCTTCTTTAATTACAGATCTTACTTCCTCTCTAATAATTGTTCTAAAAGCTTCTAATTTCATATCTATAAATATTTATTTTATTATTTTTTATTCCTAAATCACGATCTTAATTCAACTTCTACATTCCCACTATCTAGGATTGTGATCTTGTATTTATCCCTAATTTTATCCTGTGATATACCATAATCTATTTCGGTTTGGGTATATCTATTTCTTAATAATAATTTTACCCATTTAGGTAATTCTGCAGTTTCAATATTATTATAATAGGTTTCATATGGTGGGGTTGGCAATTTTTTAAATTTATTTTGTTGGAATAATCTTTCCCAATCTATTTTAGTTTGTTTTTGTAAACCTTCATACCATTGTTGAGTTTTTCTTTTAACTTCTTCTACTTTATCAGGATTTGGATCTATTGAAGATAGAATAGATGATTTTAACTTAGATATTAATTCTTCATCTGTTAAATTTTCGTTATTAGGTCCACTCAAAATTTCTGATATGTTTGTTGGATTAATGGACCCTATGGTATCTAATATACCCCTTATAGCTAATAATTCAGGATTTTCATCATTAGATAAAGTAGCTGATGAGATAAGAGATTCCATGTTTATATTTTTATTTAATGTGGAATTATTGTTAGTAATAGTAGATGATGATTGATCATTTTCATCTTCAGAGAAGAAGGGGGTATTACCTATTCTAGTTTCAGTAGGTGTAATATCTATTTGAGATGATTGACCCGCTATATTGCTTGATGCTTTATTATTTGAGGTCGCTTTTTCATTATTTAAACCTATAGGATTAACTCCTAAACCAGAAGCTACATTTAAGGCATCGTCATTAGTAATTTCATTATTACCACTATCCGTAGTATTGATCCCTATTAAACCTTGATTTAAATCTTGTGATAATTTAAATTTTAATTCATTTATAATACCTTGAAGATCAGTAGCAAAGGTTAAATCTGTAGAGGTAATTATTTTTTCTGTTGAGGATAATGCTATACCTCTTCTTCTAAGAAGAGTTTGTTTTGTAGATTGAAGTGGTTTTTCTTCTTGAATTTTAAGAGTATACCCCAAAAATAGTTCTTGAAAATTCCCAAATATATCTTCGGGATCTGCAATTTTTTGATTTTTTAAAAAAGCATTATCTGCAAATTCTACTAGTTCTCTTTGTGAAGTTTTGAATTTATTAAAAGTATAATATTTAAGTTTACTTCTAAATTCTTGACCAAAGGTATTTTCAAAATTTATACCTGTAGATTTAGAGATTAAATCACCATAAAAAATTAAATTTCCTACCTCATCAAATCCAAAAACTGAGTCTTTAAGGGGTAATATAGTTCCCCCAGGACCAAAAACAAATGTAGTAAATCCATTTTCTAAAGCATCACTACCAGCTTCACCCCTAATACCTACATTTTCAACTTGAGGAACCCCTTTAATTAAGTTTTTAAGAGCCTCAAAATTATTTCTTGATGCTTCCAAAATCATAGAAGATAAATCTTTATCATTGTATCCTTTACAACTTTCTAATTTAGCCGCTAATCTTGATGTTTCAAATATCATCGTAATTAAATATCTTCGTACTAAAGATAATGTACCTATTAAATTTCTAATATTATTAGATACATTTTTTAAAATATCTATAACTTTTTGAATACCTTCCTCCCATTTTTTGATTTTATTGGTAATAGTTTCAATCTTACCTACAGTACTCCATCTAGCAGGAACTATTTTTATTACTAATCTAATTATTTTTAAGATTACTTTTACTACTTTTAAAACTACCATAACAATTCTAATGGCAGAATTGATAATTTTAAGACCTGCTAAAATTAGGTTAATCACTCCTAAAACATTTCTAGATTGTAATGCTATAAATTTAACTGCTTTAGATAGTTGTTCATATGGTATAGCATTTCTCAAAACATTATTTATACTTTCTATTTGTTTTTTAAATAATTCCTGTATGGCAAAAGATATGTTTGTAAAGGGGAGGATTTTTTGATAAAAATCTCTTAATATTCTTACTCTTAAAATTACATTTTCAGCATTTAAGTTGCCAGATAAAAGTAGAGAAGCTGTACCTGTATCATTAGCTACACCAGCAACACCAATAGCAGTATTATTTATTATATCATTTACATCGGATAAGGATTTTTGGAGATTTCCAATTCCAGGTAAAGAAGGGGGTAAATTTGCTAACTCATTAGCTAAATCTGCTATACCAATTTCTCTTAAAGCATTGGTTAAATTTTGCAATTCATCAGATAATTCCCTAATATCTGAAGATGGTTTTGACTCAGATTCTATTTTCCAATTAAAAAATTGTTTAGGGATTGGTCTACCTACAGAATCTTTTATTAAATTTCCTTTAATATCAGTTTGGTATGGGGGTTCAGATATAGGACCCATACTATCTATGTTTATAACATATTCCATCCCTGAAATGGGGGTAGTTGCTCTAAAAGAGGTATCGATTGTGCCTTTTAGATAATATACACTCTTACTAAAATCATCTGTTTGGGTTAGGGTTACATAAGATCCTTTAGATATAATATTAGCTTTATTAATTATTTCATTTCCTGTAAAAGGTACAATTAAGCCTACTTTATTTAGGGTTTGGAAAGGCATAGAATCTATAACTTCTCCAGTTTCAAGATCTATTGTAGGTGATACAAAAGCTATACGTTCTTGAGTACTATTTGTGATGTTGAATCCTCTGAAAATATTTACAACTTCACTTATTTTACCTTGAGTACTACTTAAGATATCTCCTATTTTAGTACCGGGTTTCGTTAATTGACCTACAGCAAAATTTAAGGGATTACAAATATCATAAGTATTTATAACTTGTAAAGTTTTAGTAATACTGCTTAATGAAGGTTGCTTATTAATTTTAGGTAATGCTTCTAAAAATGACTTCTTTTTATCTTCATCATTAAAATCTATTAATTCTACTTCTTTATCTTCTTTAGGCCCATAAATTAAAATTAAGGCTTGGGTTTGTACAGTTTGGGTAAACCTACCTATAGTATTATTAGTTTTAATTATAGTTTGTTCTAAAGCCATTATTGAGTAAAGTTGGTTTTGGATGTTATATCGAGTAAACTTTTATTTAAATTTACACAAGCTGTTTTTAAAGCATCACCTGCTAATCTAACAGAAGTTATCTCAGCCCCATTAGATTCAGTAGCTGTAATTAAATTTTGAGCTACAACATCACCTAATAACACCACAAATTCATTTAATATTTTTTGTAATGTATCACCATATACTAAAGGGTGTCTAGCATCTAAACCCAATTTAATATTAGCCGAATTAATTATACAATCCCCACTACTATCTAAATTTATAGACCCACCAGATGATATTCCTACGGCTTTATTTCCTATAATAAAAGTAGTATCTGTTTTAGAGTTTAATAACACTCTATCAGAATCTATAATGATTTGTTTGCCTCTATAAGGAAATTCAGGTTTATATGCCATTTCTTACTATATTGAGCTTGTTACTTCGGTTGATAAATCGGGTTCCTGATTTATTATATCATATGGGTTATTTACATCATCTAAATCTTTATTAGATATTGATGAATTGTCTAAAGGAGAATCTTGTATTAATTTAGTGGTATTAGCTACAGGTACAGCATCTACCCCAAATGATGCAAAATTGGTTGAACCTAACTTAATTGGAATTGTTTGACCTGAAGTAAGATATATTGATGAATCATCATTTTGAATATCTTCATATATGGGGTACCAATTATTAAAATCAATATCAGCTTTACTTTGACCATTCCTAAGAATTGTTATAGGTTGTCCATTTTTACCTGTAGTACTCCATGGAGATTGGATTTCAAGACTGCCTGATGGTTGGGTTGCTGTTGATCCAAAACGAAGTGAATTTCCAAATCTTCCTTCTATAATAATATCCCCCTCATTTGGGTAAAGGTTTCTAATACTACCATTATCTTTAAAAGTCTTACCCAATGATAATTCTTCTGTTTGATTATCTGTATTATTTTCAATTCCTTTGTCTATATTACCTAAAGAAATACTATCATTGGAAGATTTATTATAATTTAATGAAGGTAAAACATTAGCATGAGAGCTATTCCATATGGAAACAGCATTTATATAATAAAAGTCGATAGCCTCAACATCACCTTCTTCTAAAATTCTAAGAGAAGGTCCAGCTATTATAAAAACAATCTCATTAATTAAAGGTAATTTTTTAAAATTGGAATCTAAGGGTAAAGCAATATTACCTTGGGGAAATTCTTTAGGAGTGCTACCTTCATTTAATAATTCAAATCGTATAGCACCAATCCCCCACCACCCTTTAGTTATTTGGAATAAGGATTGGGGGTTAGAGGAAGAACTTAAAGATATATCTATCACTCTTACAGGAAACATTTTTCCACTTCCTATAAGAGGTGTAGAGGGGTTTGATCTTATAAAAGTATTTCCTAAAGTAGGATTTTGGTTATTAATCGACATTTTTTATCTCTCCAACCTTAATCTTCTTAACATCATCATCAAGTCCCTTAAGGGATTCAAACAATAATTCCTTATCTTCATCAGATAATAATTCACCATTATCAACCATTTTAGTATTCATGGCTCTTTGAACTATACCTGCCATTTTGATTAAGGCATCATCATTTTTTATAGCTAATTCTAAATATTCTTTAATTAAAGGAACCATTATAATAGCATCACTTGAGCAGGTAACCATAGGTTTAAGACCCTCAATTAGTGAACGTAATTGAACTTCTTTGTCTTTTTGATTAGTGTGAATCTCTTTTAATAAATCGGCATATGTTTTTTTACCGAATAAAGTTACTTGTGTAAAATCCATAATATTGTTATATGGACATAAATATAATTATAAAAAAGAATTACAATCTCATACTAACATACCCATCCTCGTTATATTGGGAGATTAATTTTACATAAGTTTTTTTCATTCTTTTAATTACTTTAGTAATTTGAGGAGTAGATTGATCTGTAATTTCTCTAATGTATATGTATATCCCTTTTTTGTTAAATAAATCTAAATTTTCTCTTTTACGAAATAATTCAACTACAGCATCTGCAGTTTTAGCATCTTCTGATTTGGAAAATAATGTAAATAAATGAAGATCCATATATTTAATAAAATAATCTAAAAAAGCTATTTGTTCATCTTCTAAAGGATGTAGAGAATTATTAGATAAGTCAATTATGATTGATTGATCTTCATCTATGTCCATCACATTAGCTCTCCTTTTTAGTTTTTTATAATTAGTATTATTATATAATATAAGGTAACGTTTGGCAATAGTACCAAAATATGAATATGCTTTACCTTTATTTTGTTGATATAGGTGTAATTTCTCTAAAAGAAAAGAAGTAACTTCATGTTGGAGTTCTCCTATGGTCTCTACCTCAGTATAATAAAATTTAAAGGTATGAATTATATTTTCAGTTAACTTATGAAAAGAATATTTAATTCTAGAATTATATATTAAGTTACGTTGTAATTCATTCTCAGTAGCTAAATACTCTAAAATAGCGTCTTCTGTATCTTGAGTAAAATACATCTTCTTTGTCTTAGGACGACGTTTACGTAAAGTTCCTTTTTTAGTATATTGAGGTCCTTCATCAATTTGAGGAATAGATAATATACCTCCTCCAATAGTTTCATTAGATACTTCAGACATATTTTATTTATTAATATTGTAATCGTTAATTAAACTTTGAATTTCTTTAATTCCGGAAAAAAACCATCCAATTTCATCATCGGATTGGAATATTTGTTTAGAATCAATTTCTTTTATTTTTTTATCGGATTCGGTCATGATTGTAGAAATAGTTTGAATGTAAGTATCTCTACCTTCAATCATTTTTTCTAATTTTTCATTCTTACGGAGTAAATTTAATATAATAAAAGCAATCACTCCTAATATAATGATACTCACGTTAATCAATATAACCCATGTTACTACACTCATATTATAATCCTTTAACCAAATCCATCAACGAGTTATTTACTGCGCTAATTTGAGTTAAACTTGCATTAACTCTATCTTGTTTGGTGATTTTTGTTTTTGTTTTTATTTCTTTACTCCCAAAAGTATGTAGCCAATCACGTTCCCATTCTACTCTAGCGGCCATTAAATCTGCTTGGTGTAATACAAAAGGTAGAGAAGTTCTTGGTTTGGTTTCATTCATAAAACCTTTAAGGTATGACTCGTTTGCCTTATCATATAACCCATCATGAGTTTTAATTGCAACATACTCATTGGTAGTTACTTGAATACCTGCTTCTTGTAATAGAAATAAAGAACGGTCTGGGACTGTCATGAATCCTATTGAAGTATTAAAAGTATACATTTCACCTAGATTCTTCTTCCTCCACTCATCCTGTGAGGGGTGAACTGATGTTTCTTCTACTGAGCCTATTTTACCTAAATCATGATTTAATGCTGAAACAAAAAGTTCCTCTACAGTATATGTTTCAACCATCCCCATTTCAACCCAAACTTGGTGTACTTTAAATGAGGCTTTAATTACTCTTAAAACATGATCTACATAACCTCCTGGGAAACAATTATGGTATGATTTTTTATGTGATGCTGGGAGTAATGCTATCCGTTCATCAAATTTATTATAAAAATCTACAAATTGCTCTTTCCGCTCACCCGTAACATATTTATTAATCCCACGAATAAGCATATCAAAATTTCCTTTAATATCTTCTGGTTTTAATTCCATCTATTCTTGGTGTTCGTTATTTAACAATGTTAAAATTTCCTCAATACGTTCTTTCCCAGCTTCAATTAATTCTCGGGTTTGTACTAAATCCCCTCTACTGGATGATGAATGAATACCTGTTAATTGATTTAACATTTGGTTACATTTTTTCTCAATTAATTCTTTATATCTCATAATAATAATTTAATAAAATTTCTAATGCTTGATTTATATCCGTGAATATACNAACCTTATTTAAGGATTCCAAATTTGTTTGCGATAAAATATAAATGTATTCTGTAGGTGTTATTTCAATGTATATAATAGGATAGGAGGTGGTTTTTAGATTTAATTCTAACCAATCTCCTATTGTGCTATATACTTCTACATTTACTTCTTTATAGGGTAACTTTAAATGGGATAGAGAATCCTTTAATATTTTACAATAAGTACAATATGGTAAAGTATAAATTGTTATGTTTCCTTTTCCAATTTTATCCATTCCCCTTTTTTATTCTATAATTTAAATTTTATTTCTTTTTCTTAAAAACTAATATGTTGATAAGGTATGGGGGAAATTTTGCTAATCCAAATTTTCTTGTATAAGTTTTTCCCATTCCTTTATTTTCTTAATTCCATCATCATATTTAAACTCCTCCATTAATGGAAGAATTTCAAAAATCAAACTATTATGTAATTCTTTTATTTCCTCTTTAGGGAGAGTTTTAAAAACTGGGATGGCTTCTGCATCTAATTCAAAAATATATTCTATTTGCTCTAAAGTTGAATCTAATAAAGTAAATTTAAGCTTAGATACTTCATCAAAAGAAGATTCTAATTGGTTTATTGTGTTTTCTAAAAAAAAATCGTCCATCATGATATATAATTATTTCCTAATTCTGTTATAACTTCTTTTGCTTTATTAAGAGACACTTGAAAGAATTCTCTATTAGTATTAACGCGATAAATCTCAAGTGCACGATGTACCTCGCCCTCTAATTGTTCACCGTTAAAACACTTAAATCCCCACTCTACCTTATATGGAAGCACCACACCCGTAGCACTAGAAATCTGTGATGCCCTAACCTCAGGTAGAAATTTAGTATAACCTATTTTTAAAATATTAGGTAAGGATGGGTTGGATAAAACATAAACCCACTGATCTCCTTCACCTTCCCCACTAAACATATCTTTTCTTCTCCCAGTATAATAATTTACATCCTCCCACCCTTCAGATTGAGGATATAGAATATTTTTAGAGGGTGAAATAGTAAAATACTTTACATCTTTAATACTTTGTTCAGTAAAATCTTCCTTTAAGGAAATAAAATTACTAGCATCTTCAAAACTAATTCTATTCATAACAATTAATAATTAATAATTAAAATATTACCCCACCAAAATCGAGCCTCACCCTACCACACATTTTTATACGTATATACATTTGTTATAGGCAACCCTATGAAACCAACTAATAAAACTTCCACAGCTTTTGACGAAGGAATAATTTTCTGTCTTGGTTAAAACTTTTTGACCTTGCATAAGAAATTGTTAAGTGAAGTTTCCAAAACCCAAACATTATTGAACGGTGGCAGTTATCGCTTACATTTTTGATCGGGAATATTTGCCATTTATCAGACCAACGAATACCCCAATCCAACATTAAATGTTGCCAATTACATTCTTTGCTTTGCCAAATGATTTTACAACGTCTTGAACGGTAACCCATACCATCCGTTTTTCTTTTTTCTGCTTATTGGAATATTCCCATTCCGTCATACTTTTTTGTATTTATTTTTATATTTATTTTTAAGTTAATAATTTCCAAAGAAAGGAAGCAGATTTAAGTGCTATAAAACATTAAAACGATTTGGTAACACGGTATATAAAAAATAACTACTTCTGTGCTTTTCTGCTTTGGTAGTGTTCCAAAAATGTTTGTTTCATTAATTCCGCAAATTCTAATGCTTCTTTTTCAGTAAAGTTTTTAATATCAAAACCTTCATCTACCTTAAATCCATCTTTCTTTAAATTTGCTTCTTTCTCAAATCTTACAAAGTTTGGCATTTTAGGTGCTAGTATTTTAAATAATTTATCCATATCTCTATTAGTTTTTGTGGTTATTTACCCGTTACTTTCCATATGTCTATTCGATCTCCAACACATTAAAACCATCAATAAATTAATAATGACATACTTAGTATGACATATATGTTAATGTAGTTTTAACCGTTTACTTTGCCTAATTACCATGTAAATGGGTTATATGGATGGGTGGGAGATTTGATATTAAATGCTTTTCCCAACCAACTTAACCCTTTCCATAACACAAATATTAGAATTAAATTGATTACGGATATAACTAATAAAATACCTATTCCTATAAAAGTAAATACAGAAATAATTTCATGTAAAAGTTTTTTTAAGAATAATAAAATGTTAAATTTCATTTTTAAAATTAAAATTACCACTGATTATATTATACACGATAAGGTTCATGATTTAAATTTTATATTTTCGATCACCATCATCATCTAAATGACTAGGTGGCCAACCGTGTATACTTACCATTATCATTCTCATTAATCTCGTCCACACTTTAATCAATCCATTTACTAAGAAGTATGCACCACCATTAAATAGTATTGTACATCCTACAAATTTCCAAAACCCACTTAGGGCAAACTCTAATATTTCCATCATGATTTAAAGCTTTGTATAATAACAATGCTGAATTTTCAAATCTACTCATCTTGATATTTTTAATTATTATTACCTCTCTTCCGTAAAGATACGAAATTTAGTTTGGGGAGCCTAATTTATTTGTATATATTTTTATCGATGGTGGAAATATTTTTGGAGAAGAGATTTGGGATTTTATGGGATGTTGGTGAAATGGGTTATAATGGGTTTTATATATGGATTGTGGTTGGTATATAAGTATATACGCATCGATGCGGGAGAGCGTGGGATGTCTCGTAATCCATCAACATTTGTATCTTTGCCACCGCCCCATCGATGGACCGCAACGCGCGTGGGAGCATCCCGCTACCAATCCGCCATCAATCCATTATCGGGCCGCCATCGGGGCAATATTAGTATTCTTCTTCCTCTTCTTCGTCAATATCTAATCTATCATATAAGCCAGCATCCACATCATCACTTAATGCCTCAATGCGGAATAGTGCATCATCTAATACAACACATAATTGGCTGTCGATCTCAGTGGATAATGCTGGGTTTTGCTCATAGTCACGGATATCAATTAATCTATCGTATATTATAGTTAATTCGGTTTGGATATCCTTTAATTCATTAATTGTGTTCATAATTTTATATGTGTTATATGCTTATGATACTAAATATTATAGTTTGGGGGTAAAATACATAACCCCCCTGGGGATTGGGGGGTGTGGATGCATTAATTAAGAAATGTAACCTGTTTTTGGTTGTGAAGGCAATATGGTAGTGGGTTGGTTATTTAGTTTTATATTTTGGTTAATTTATGTTATAATTTTTACTTCATTATTTGTTTCTATCCAGACATGGGCTCCACAACTTAAAGGCTTACCCTCACTATAAACTATTTTACTTGGGCCTAGTATTTCTACTTCGTGGGCATAAATGTTGTTTTTATAAGTTTTAACAGTTAAAAACAGGATTATTAACATTATTCTTTCTATTAGATTTTATAACATGTTGATTAACGTGAACTATAGTTTTCATAATTAATTATAAGGTATTAAATTCATTATTACTTTTGGTATATAATCTATTACTTCTGCTGACACATTAATGTATCTTTCATCATTTAAACTATTTTCATGAACGTGTCCATGAATATTATAAGAATATCTAAATTTTAGTTCGTTTGGATGTATGGGACAATGAGTTAATATATATTTACTTTTATAATCAATCATTCCTGATACACTATTTACATAATTTAATAAATGTGAAACATGCTGTCTTTTATCGTGATTCCCTAAAACTACATTTATTAATCCATTCAATCTACTAAGTATTTTATAATCGTTTTTTTCCATTGTTACATCTCCTAATAAAAAAACAACATCTTTTTTTGAAACATGATTGTTCCAATTTTTTACAATGTGTTCATTCATTTCTTCTGCACAAGAAAACCCTCTTCTTACTGCCATATTTTTATGATGAAAATGTGGATCACTGTATACTAATGCACTCATATTTTTTTATTTTTTCTGTTAGATTTTTCTATATTAGTTTTAATCAAATGATAAGGTTTACATAAAATTTGGTAATTGTCCAAGTCTTCTGAAGTTAAATTCTGTTTCGGATAAAAAACGACCTTTAATGTAGTAAGCTTTATCTCCATCTGCAAATTCAATAGCAGGACCATCTTCTCTATGTAGTTTACCATTAATGTAGTAAAATTTATCTCCATTTGCATATTCAATAGCAGGACCATCTTCTCTATGCAATTCTCCATTAATGTAGTACCATTTATCTCCATATGCATATTCAATAGCAGGCCCGTCTTCTCTATGAAGTTGATCTTTTAAGTTGAACCATTTTGTACTTTTTTCTGTAACTTCTAATTTGTATTCTACCATAACCTTTAAATTTGAACTAGTTTGTACTTCACTCCATCAATTTCAACCACCTTATCTATGTATGGATTGTTTCTGTCATTGAATTCTTGTTCGGTTAAATGGTTACCATTAATGTAATACCATTTTCTTCCATCTGCAAATTCAATAGCAGGACCATCTTCTCTATGAAGTTCACCATTAATGTAATGCCACTTATTTCCATTTGCATATTCAATAGCAGGCCCGTCTTCTCTATGAAGTTCATCGTTAATGTAGTACCATTTATCTCCATCTGCATATTCAACAGCAGGCCCATCTTCTCTATGTTTTTCACCTTTTAAATTGAACCATCCCGTATCTTCCTCTGTAACTATTACTTTAT